CCAGAAGGACAGGGAACTATACGACGTATTGACCACAAGTACAGGTGCCAGACGGCAGCCGCTGACCATTCTGATCACCACGGCCGGCTTCGACCGGCAGAGCATCTGCTTCCAGATTTGGCAGTACGCCGAGAAGGTCCGCGACGGCATCATCGAAGACTCCACCTTCCTGCCCTGCATCTACGCGGCGCCGCCGGACGCAGACCCGTTTGACGAAGCAACTTGGAAAATGGCGAACCCGAACTTCGGCGTGACCATCAAGGAGGACTACTTCCGCGAGATGGCCGCCAAGGCACGGGAATCGACGAGCGACGAAATGACCTTCCGCCGGCTCCACTTGAACCAGTGGACGACCTCCGAGGAAAAGTTCTTCCGCCACGGGGTGTTTGAGGCGTGCAGCACGCCGCTCCGGCCCACGGCCGGCCGACCATGCTACTGCGGCCTTGACCTCGCCAGTACCTATGACACCACGGCCTTCGTCGCCGTCTGGCCCGACGAGGACGGCAGCGTGGACGTTCAGGCGACGTTCTGGATTCCAGGCGACAACGCCGGCAAGCGCGAGAAGGCCGACCGGGTGCCGTATGGCCCATGGGCCAAAGACGGTTTTGTTAGACTTACAGATGGAGACATCACGGATTACGACGAGATTCGTGATTACATCCTAGAGTTTTGCGAGAAAAACTGGGTCAAGGGCGTGGCGATTGACCGCTGGAACGCGGTCCATCTCATGACCCAACTCTCGGCCGAAGGGGTCACAGTCCACCCATTCGGACAGGGTTTTGGCCCGATGAATGCGCCGACGCGCCTCCTTGAGAACCTCACAATCACTGGCAGCCTTCGTCACGGCGGCAACCCGGTACTGATGTGGCAGGCCAGCAACGTGCAGGTGAAGACGAATGACGAAGGACTTATCAAGCCCGTCAAAAAGTCTTCCCACGACATCGGCCGCATCGACGGAATCGTCGCCCTCTGCATGGCCCTGTCGCTCTCTAGCGGCGAAGTTCACGGGCCGCAGGTAGAACCCGAAATTCTGGTGCTGTAGTGGAACCTGAAGCCGCCGCGATCGACGACATTCTTGAGGTCCGCAGCGGCCTGTCGCGGGTCTTTGAGGAAATCAGCGAGAGCAAGAAAACCGTCTCCGGCATCAGCGTCTCGCCGGAGACAGCCCTCCAGTGCAGCGCCGTCCTCGCCTGCGTCCGCGTGGTGTCGGAGTCGGTGGCCTCGCTGCCATTCTCGCTCTACCGCAAGTTGATTGCCGGCGGCAAGGAAGTGGCCGATGGGATGCCGCTCCACAAGGTGCTGTCGGAGCAGCCGAACGCGTGGATGACCAGTTTTGAGTTCCGCGAACTGATGCAGTCGTGGTGCCTCCTCTGGGGCGCGGCCTATGCCGAGATCCGCCCCGGCCGGCTGGGGTCCGTGACCGAACTGTGGCCGCTGCACCCGAGCCGGATGACGGTGGAGCGGATCAAGAACGGTCGCCTGCGGTTCCTCTACAAGGAACCTGACAAGGCGTCGCCGACTGTCTACTCGCAGGATCAGATCTTCCGGATCCCGTGGATGACGCAGGACGGCGTGAACTGCTACGTCCCGACGACCATCTCCCGCGAGGCCATCGCTCTCGCGAGGGCCACCGAACTACACAGCGGCGCGTATTTCGGGAACGGCGCTAGGCCGGGTATCGTCCTAGAAAGCGATCAGCCGCTCAAGCCCGAGACGGCCCAGCGATTGCGGCAGTCGTGGGACGACATTCACGGCGGCGGCCCGAAGAACGGCAACAGAACGGCCGTCCTGCCGCACGGCATCAAGATCAAAGAACTGTCTGGGAGCAACGAATCCAGCCAACTGATCGAGACGCGCCGCTATCAAGTCGAGGACATCGCCCGGTCCTACAGAGTGCCGGTCTACATGATCGGCGACCTGACGAAGAGTTCGTACTCCTCGGTGGAGCAGCAGGGCCTGGACTTCGTGACGTTCACCCTCGTCCCGTGGCTGCGCCGCTGGGAGGGTGCCGTGCGGCGCGACCTCATCTCGGACGACGACAACTACTTCGCCGAGTTCGATGTCCGCGGCCTGCTTCGGGGCGACAACGCCGGCCGCGCCCAGTATTACCGGGAACTGTGGAACCTCGGTGCGATGTCGATCAACGAGATCCGATCCAGCGAGGGCATGAACCCGATCGAACACGGCGACAAGCGGTTCGTGCAGGTCAACATGGCCCTGCTGGAGTCGTTCGTCGTCCAGCCGCCGCCGGCCGAAGAGACTGCGCCGCCGGCAGAGGCTTCACCGGCGCCTGCCGAAGAGCCGGCGCCCGCCGCCGAGGAGCCGGCCGTGGACGCCGCCCGGTCGGCCGCCGGCGTCCTGTTCAAGCAGACGCTGCGGAAACTGGCGGCCATCGAGGCATCCGGCATTGCCGAGCGGCGCAACAAGCCGGCCAAACTCGCGGCGTGGCTGGAGGCGCATGAGAAGCGGATGCGGACGGAACTGTGCGACTCCGCAAAGGCCACCGGGCTACATATCGAGGAATTCGCGACCGCATGGATGGACGAGACGCGGGAGTTGCTGCTGTCGTGCCATCGCAGCGGCCGCCCATACGAGGAGGTTCTTGAGTCATGGACGAGCAGAGTCGAGAAGACGTTGAGCGACGGCTGATCGAGGCCGACACGGCAGTCGAGCGCTGTCTGTGCGACAAAACCGGCAAGAAGAAGACCGTCATCCGCGGCTATGCGGCATTGTTTGCCAGCGACTCGCAGGACTTGGGTGGGTTCGTGGAGCGGATCCTCCCCGGAGCATTTGACAATGTCATCAAGCGTGGAACCGACGTTGTTGCCCTCTACAACCATGAGCCGATGTTCCTCCTTGGCCGCGAGTCATCCGGAACTCTTCGTCTCGCCGTCGATGAGCGTGGTCTGCGCTATGAAATCGACGCTCCTGAGAGCCGCGCTGATGTCGTGGAGGCTATCGAGCGTGGTGACGTGCGCGGATCGTCCTTCGCCTTCAAAGTGAAGGGCGCAGGCGAGAAGTGGACGCGGATGGCCGACGGCCGCCAACTCCGAGAAATCGTTGACTTTGACGGGCTGTTCGATGTCGGCCCAGTCCTGCGGCCGGCGTACCCAGCCACCGAGACGTTCGTGAGCAAGCGTGCGCTGGACATGGCCCGCCGAGCCATGTACGAGGCCGGCGAATTCGTGGCGTGGGATGGTGGCGTCGGCCGCGTCGAGTACGTCATGTCGGAAGGGTCCATCGGCGACTACTCAGAGGAGCCGATTGAGGCCACGCCGGACGATCCGGCCGCACTGGTGCGGAAGTACGACTTTGAGGACGGCGTCTGGGAGGAGTCGGACTACTTCGTCGCCAAGAAAATGAGCGAACTGGTGTCCGCGAGCAACGTCATGGGCGAGGCTCCGGCGGTCATCGACCAGCGGTCAGTCGGCCTCAAGCCGACCTCCGGCATGGCGGCGGCGGCCAAGCGTGGCCTGCGCCTCCATGAGGAAGGCAAGTCGGGAGACGGGCTGAAGCCCGAGACGGTCGCCAGAGCCAACAAAATCGCCCGCCGCGAGGAACTGACCGACGACCATGTCCGCGAGATGAACGCGTGGTTCGCGAGGCACGAATCGGCGAGCAAGTCGCCGGGCTGGGACAAGGCTGGCGAGGAGAAGCCGGGATTCGTGGCGTGGCTGCTGTGGGGTGGTACGCCGGCGAAGAACTGGGCGGCCCGCAAAGTCGCTGCCATGGAGTCGCGTGCCGAAGAAGAAGCGTCGATGGAGTCCCTGTCGCCGGCCAACTTCGCCCTCTACGAGGCCGTCGAGCAGATCGCCGTCGAGAACGGCCCGTGGCCGCAGGGCGGCCCAGACGGCGCCCATTACATGACCGAGAATCCGTTCGCCGAGCGTGGCATGAAGTGCCAGAACTGCGTGTTCTGGAACGAGAACGGCGCCTGTGACGTTGTCGAGGGCCAGATCGACCCGAACGCTGTCTGCAAACTGTGGATCATCCCCGAGGAGCGTCTGCCGGAGTCGGCCAAGCGCGGCATCGACCCAGCGGCGGAAGCGGCTCGCCTCAAGGCAAAGGCACTGGAGACGGCCGCCCATGGACTTCCTCGCTAAACTGCGGGCGGCGATTGAACTGCGCCGCGGCGGCGGCCCGCGCAAGCAGAAGAAAGTGAAACTCGCTGGCCGCCGGCCGG